GAGTTAAAGGAATTGCAGTCGGATTTGCCACGGATATCCAACCTAGGAATCCTCAAGAGATTGCAGATTTATGTCAGTTGTATCTTGATGGATATGATATAGACCTAGAAGAACCACCACTCCCATATTACCCAGAGTTCTCTGGAAACGTATTTAGGGATACAGATGGAAACACATATTGCGAGGGAACATATATATTAACAGGACAAACCAAATTAGAAATTACGGAAGTTCCTGTCGGATTCAATCGGGAATCCTATGTCACTATATTGGACAAGTTAGAAGAAGAAGGCAAGATTGTCGGCTATACTGATAAGTGTGATAAGTCGGGATTCAATTTTGATGTAACTCTAAAGCGAGGCAAGAAACTCAAAGACCACCAGATTGTATCGATGTTCAAGTTACGTAAGAAAATTAACGAGAACATTACTGTTATTGACCACAATGGGTCATTGAAAGTATATGATTCGCCTATCGGTATTATCAAAGACTTTTGTGACTATCGTATCACCAAATATGCCGAGAGGTTCAAATATCTGATTGCTGATGGCAAAGACAAGTTGTCCATCATTCAAGCCAAAGTCAAGTTTATTGAGATGATATTGGATGGAACTCTAGATTTTAAGAATAAAAATCGAGAAACCATCAAAAAAGAGTTGACAAATCACTTTGAGCCTGTTATAATAGATATATTAATTAAGATGCCAATTTACTCTTTATGTCAAGATGTGATGTCAGACCTGATTAATGAGGGTACAACATTATATAAACAGATAAAAGAGTGGGAAGTTATCGACACAACGAAAGAATTCATCCGTGAACTGAAAGGACTTTGATATGGAATTTGTTAATGAAATAAACGAAAAAGAGGAGTCTGTAAAAGTGGACTCAAACTCTCTGGAAATTGGTTACATTAAATATACCAGCGAAGATATCTCCTTTGAAATCAAAGATGTCAAAGTTAAGGATGTCCAGGGCCTACGAGAATTCTTGTGGGAAATTATTGATGAAATTGATAGCAAAGAGGGACGATAATAAATGATATTAGTAGATTATAATCAAGTGATGATTGGGTCCTTGATGATGAACGCAAAAACCCAAGCAGATGTTTCAGAGGATTTGTTACGCCATATGGTGTTGAATAGTATCCGTAATTATAGGAAGCAATTCAATAAAACATATGGTGAGATTGTCCTCTGCAACGACAGTAGACACTACTGGCGAAAAGATGTCTTCCCACTGTATAAAGCGGGTCGTAAAGGTGCCAGAGATGCTTCGCCTTTTGATTGGAAAGAAATTTTTCAAATCTTTGATAAGTTGAAAGAGGAATTGAAAGATAATTTTCCATACAAATATGTTGAAGTTATGGGTGCTGAAGCGGATGATATTATCGGTGTGATATGCAAATATCACCACGCAACTGAAAAGATGTTGATATTGTCTTCCGATAAGGATTTTATTCAACTGCATAAATATAGGGGTGTTGCACAATATTCTCCTTCACAGAAGAAATTTGTAAAGCACGTTAATCCAGTTGCGTATTTGAAAGAACATACAATTCGTGGTGACAGAGGAGATGGAGTGCCAAACTTTTTGAGTGCAGATGATGTACTTGTTGAAGGAGTTAGGCAGAATTCTATCTCTAAAAAGAAGTTAGACATTTGGTTGACACAATCGACCGATGAGATGTGTACGACTCAAGAGATGACTGATAGGTTTGCACGAAACAACCAGTTAGTTAATCTTGATATGATTCCACAAGACCTTGTGAACGATATTCAAAATGCGTTTCAGAAGGAGCCTACAGGAACACGTAGAAAACTTTATGACTATTTTATTCAAAACAAACTAGCAAGGTTAGTCGATGTTATCACAGATTTTTAAATGTAAGGTATATGATACATTAAAGTGTATAATGTAAGGTATATGATACATTATGACATATAATTAAGGAGTCGATATGGAAGTTACAATTACAGATGAAGGTACGTTTGAGTTCTTATTTGATAAATGGGACATATTTGTCCAGATGTTGGGTTTAGGATTCACGATTGCCCTTGTTGTAGTTGTGATTGTCGCATCAATGAAATTGGGTTGGAAGTATTGGCCTTGGGTATTAGGTGCCGGTGCTTTGGCCTTTTTATTCTTTTAGGAGAAATTATGGAAGTAGTGGTTTATAGTCGAGATAATTGTGTATTTTGTGACAAAGCAAAATCACTTTTACAGGTAAAGGAAATAGCATATACGGAAGAGATTGTCGGTATTGATATTTCTAAGGATGAACTTTTTAAGAAACTAGGCAAAGAAGTAAGGTCAGTACCACAAATAGTGGTTGACAAAACCCTCATAGGGGGTTATAATGAACTTACTGAATATTTAGCGGAGAAAGAAAATTATGACAGAAGTGAGCAAAATACTACAAACGCTTGAAGGTAACAATTCAAGATTGTTTAAAGAAGCGACCCTTGAGGAGAACAAGGATAATGAAACTCTAAAGCGTGTTCTAACGGCCGCCCTGGACCCGTACACGCAGTATTATCAACGAAAAATCCCAGAATATGACCGCAAAGAAGGTACAATGTCACTAGATTGGGCATTGGGTTCCCTCAAAGTTTTAACGTCACGAGAAGAGACTGGTAACGCCGCTATCGGTCGATTAAAGAACACTTTGGGCAGACTGAACGAAGAAGATGCAGAAGTCTTAAAACGTGTGGTAACGAAGGACCTGAAGTGTGGTGTGTCGATAGCGACCGTCAATAAAGTCTTTGGTAAAGACTTCATTCAGACCTACCCGTGTATGTTAGCCAGTGCATTCAATCAGAAGTCATTTCAAGCGATTAAATATCCCGCATTAGTTCAGACAAAAATGGATGGTATGAGAGCAAATATCCTTATTGATGGTGAAGGTAAAGTCGAAGTTCGTTCAAGAAGCGGGCGAGAGATTGACCTCAAAGGACATTTCGATGAGTATATTAGGTCGATATTTTATAAGTCTGCCGTTCTTGATGACATAACACATTTCCGTGGAGCCGTCTTAGATGGTGAGTTAGTTGTTCTTGCCGAGGATGGTGGAATTTTAGATAGAAAGACTGGTAATGGAATTCTAAATAAAGCAGTGAAAGGCACCATATCAAAAGAAGAAGCATCACGAGTTAGATTGTGGTGTTGGGATATGATTCCTCTTGCAGATTTCAAAGACGGGCTTTGTAAGATACCATATTTCGATAGGCTTGATGTTTTGAATGACAGGATGGAAGATGTTTATAATGTTCAAGAAACTCCTGATTTGGTAAAAATTCTTCCAGCAGAAATGGTTGCTGATTATCAAGAAGCAGAAGAACTTTTCAATGCCGCCCTAGAAGCAGGGGAAGAAGGCGTGATTGTGAAGAACGGTGATTCCATCTGGGAAAATAAGCGTTCTAAATATCAAGTGAAGATGAAAGCAGAACTTGAAGCAGACCTTCTAGTCGAGGATGTTATTGAGGGTTCTGGAAGAATTGAAGGTTTAGTAGGCTCCCTAAGTTGCACAACAAAAGATGGAAAACTTAAAGTTAATGTTGGTTCGGGTCTTACTGATGAAGACCGAAAGAAATCTCCTGATGAATTTATTGGGAAGATAATTTCAGTGAAGTATAATGAAAAGATTAAGGACAAGAATAGCGATACGTTCTCATTGTTTTTGCCTATCTTTCAAGAACTAAGATTAGATAAATCAGAAGCAGATAATATCTAGAAAGGTTTAGATGGAAGTACGTGTAAGAAATAACAATGTTGAAAAAGCAGTAAAGATTTTAAAGAAAAAACTTCAAAAGGAAGGTTTGTTTAGAGAACTACGGATTCGAGAGTTTTATGAAAAACCTAGTGAGAAGAAACGCAGAAGGAATAAAGATTCCAAAAATCGAGTTGCGAAAGAACTTAGAGATAAACTTAAAAAGGAGCGATAGTTATGGATGTTTATGCTGTTAAGCAAGTTTCTACAAAGAAAATTGTTGAGTCTGGTTTTGCAAAAAAGATGGATGCAAAGGCAGCCCGTAATGCTTTGTGTGAGGGTACTTGGAAGAAGTTGAAGAAGGATGCAGTTAAGACCTTTCCTTTTATTGTTGTGAAGGGTAAGGAGCATCCCCAATACGATGGCTAAGAAAATAAATCCTTGGACACTCAAGACATACGAAGAAAAGGAATGTCCTGATTGTGAAGAAGACAAAGCCAAGTGGGGAGTACTGGATTCTGTGAAGAAGATAAATAGTGATGAAGCAAGACAACTCCAGAAAGATAGGCTTGCTATCTGTAAGGTTTGTCCTCATAGTAAAGATTTAATGGGGCGGGGTTGGATTAATTATTGTGATATTTGTGGGTGTATGCTTCAAGCAAAAACTAGGCTAGCATCAAGCAAATGTCCAGATGGGAGATGGTGAAAATATAATGGATTATCAATCAGCAGGCGTAGACTTGCAAGAACAGGAAATGTTCAATGTTAATTTAGCAATGAAGATGCCTTGGTTAGGTGGTTTCGCAGGAGCAGTTGATATTGGAGAAGATTATCTAGTATCAAGTTCTGATGGAATCGGAACAAAAATTCAACTGTTTCTCGACAATCGAGATGCAGATGGAGTGAGCATTAAGAATCTTGGTAAAGACCTAGTAGCGATGGTATTCAATGATATCATTTGTACAGGTGCAGTTCCATTGTTTATGAATGACTATCTCGCAGTACACGATTTAAGAATTTCCGAAATTAATTATCTGGACCTGATTGCAGGTATCAATGAAGGGCTTACTGAATTAGGAGTACCTTGTCCTTTGATTGGTGGCGAGACTGCAATAATGCCCGATATGATGGAACACGGAAAATTTGATATCGCTGGATTTGGTGTAGGTGTTATTAAGAAAGATTTGTTTATTGATGGCACAAAGATTAAAGAAGGTGATGTAATGGTTGGCTTGAAGTCAAGTGGATTTCATTCTAATGGATATACATTAATTCGTAAAGTCTGGCAGACTCAAAAATATCGTAACACTCAAGACGAAAACGATGCACTGATACAAAAACTATTAACGCCTACACGGATTTATGTAAAATCCTTATTGGCCGTACTATCACGGCATCGGAAAAAGGTTCACGGAATTGCCCATATTACTGGTGGTGGAAGAGATAACTTACTCAGACTTCTGGGTGAAGATATTAACCTACGACCTCAGTGGAGCAATGATTGGGCTAAACCAGAAGAGTTTAAATGGATTCAGGAAAAGGGAGAAGTCTCTGACCAAGAGATGAAACGTGTGTTTAACGATGGAATTGGTATGATACTAGTTGTACATCCAAATTCAGTAGTCGCAGTTGTCGATACGTTGACAGAACTTGGAGAGAGTCCAATTATTTGTGGTAAAATATCCTCGAGGCTAAAACAGTAATGGTCACAAACGGAAGTCGGAGAATTATTTTTGTAGATATAGATGGCACCATTTGTACCCAGAACGATGAACACGATTACGCAAAAGCAGAACCTTTAATGAGCCGAATTTCTCGAATTAATACATTGTTCGAGGAAGGACATCAAATAACATATTGGACTGGAAGAGGTGGTATATCAGGCACAGACCATACCAAACTCACCATAAAGCAATTGAAAGAATGGGGTGCAAAATATACATCTTTAATCGTTGGTGAAAAACCACATTTCGATGTTTATATTTGCGATAAGTCTATCAATGCAGATAGATTTTTTACGGAGTTAGTAACATAATGGCAGATAATAACTTAGAAGGAGCAACACTAATGACTCCTTCAGAAGCACTAGAAAACTGTGCCGAATGTAGAATAGAAATTACTACAAGCGGTATTGAAATAGATGGACAAGATGGTAATTTGATGACCGAATTAGGGGTGCTTGTTTTAGTATGTGTCCTTGGTCTATTCGTCTATGCAGGATATAGGTGGTTAAAAACTAAGATAAAGTGAGATGGTAAATCCAATTTTAAAAAACTGGGTGTCGAAAATGACAAGTAATCTTAGTGAAAAAGTAAATGAACTTGATGCACAATTCGTGGAGATTGAAAAGCAGTCTGATATGATTGAAGAGCAACGAAAAAGAATAGAGCAAATATTAGTGGAGTTTGAAGATGATTGAAGCGGAACGATATTGCGATTGTGGCCATAGGTGTCACTGCTATCGACCTGACTGTCCTGATGAAATAGGAGTTGGAATGACTGATAAGTCCCAAAAGTGTGGGTGTAAGAAATGCACCTGCCAAAAGCCTAGAGGATTTTTCGATGATTAATAAACTAAATAGTAGTCGATATGAACTACATTTTAGTCTATGATTGACAGTATAAAATATTCTCCATCTCCTCAATGGGTCAGAAGAGTTGAGAAGATAGAGAAAGTAGGAGTCGTTAAGGACTACAAGGACTCTAAAACGAGAGAAGAATTGGAAAAGTCACGGAGAGAAGAAAGGTACTCTCCAAAACCTCCAATGTCACCATTTGGTGACGAATAGTTTGATAAGAACTATTTTTAACAGTAATACACACACAAGGGATTGGCAGTAATAATGATGAAGACTTTTACAACAGCAACTATAGTTGCATTGACAATGGCGTTGTCAACAGGCGCTTCGAGTGAACCTAACCAAGAAGATATAGGTAAACCAGAAGCAAGGATTTTCGGAGAAATTAATCAAGCGTTCAGTACGAACCAGAAAGGTAACTCAGATTTCATACCAGGAGTTAATGACTCTTTTTTCGGTGTAGATATCAATTGGGAAAATGAAGAAAATAAGTATTTTGCTAAGATGTCCGCAGATGTAGATATAAACAATTCTACAAACAACCGACTTTCAACACGAGATGCTTTTGCGGGAGTCGAAAGAGGACCGTTACATATTTCATTCGGACGACAGATGAATGTTCGAGGAAAAATTAGAGAAGCGACAGTTGGGATATTCGAAGGACCAAATAATTTTGGTACACAGAATGTAGGACGAGCAAGTCAAACTTTAAAAACGAAATACAAATTTGACGATTTTACTCTAGTAGGAACAGTCACTACAGACTTCGGGTCTAACAGAAACCTTGAATCTTGGGAAGTAGGTTCAGCCTATTCTTTCTCAGAAGATATCAATCTGGTATCTGCATTTGCACAAGATAAAGATACTGGACAAAATACTGTCATCGGTGGAGTTAACTACACTTATGGCAATCTTTTATTCGGGGCTTCTTATGAACGAGCATTGAAAGATGTAGTCAAACTTGGGAAGGGTACATTTAATTTAGTATCTGCCCTAGAACGTGGAAAGCAAACTTATAAAGCGGGCTTCCAAACTGTAGAGCAAGGTAGTGAAACTTATCTAATAGAAGCAGTTCACGACTTTAACTCAGCGGGTGCGGTTTATGCAAATGCAGAACACATCACTGAAGGTAGCCTTGAAAACTATACTATAGGAATTAGACTTAGGTTCTAAGTCTTACGGAAGAAAGGATGTATGAGATAGGGAACTCCAGCAGGAGTTCCCTTTTCTTATGTAGCAAGAGCGATTGAACCTTCCATCGCTTGATTAAGAGTTTTGATATCTCGTGGGTCGACTGGTTCTAGTCGGTCCATTTTTTCTTCTAGATTTTCTTTCTTCAATTCATTCTCTGTAGGAGGCTTGCGATTATCTAGACCATTAGGTGCAGGTTGCAATTGGTCACCATACAGAATAACACAACTCATCCCATTTTCGAGATGAGCAATAAGAGAAAAAGTTCCAGTCTTTGGGTTGAAATATTGAACGATAGGTAACTGAAGTTGCCTTACTTTGCCTTGAGTGTCCTCTCCACCAGGGATTTGGATAATTCCACGACCCTGTAGCATTTCAATTTCACCACGAGCACCTTTGAATTCACCAAGGATGACTTGATGCGATGAGCAATCAAAGAAACCTGGCCATTGCTGAACCTGGGGTCTTTGCTGTTCCTGAGGAACCGCTTGGATACTAATTGTGTCATTGGCTAGGGCTGAGACTCCAGAGAGTAAAACTCCGAATAAAACAGCGATACCAACAACCATTTTATGGTTTTGCATATCATTTATCCTTTGTCTATAAAGCCAGATTAATTGACTTTGTGAACTATTTATAAGTTTTTTGATTAAAGGGTTGACAATCCAGATTTCCTGTGCTATAATGTATCTATAATAAAGAATTAATTGAAAAAGAGGTATGAATATGAGTAAAATGAAAGATTATGTTATGGATGTCCAAGAATGGGTTAATGATGTTGTAGCAGATGGGCAGTGTGATTTTGATAATGTCCATCAAAAAGCGACTGATTTCTTCGGAAATAGTATGGCTGGTGATATAGCGAAAGATTATGTCGAACACGAAATGGCGTAAAAAACTTCAAAAAAAGGGTTGACAAACCCTTTCCCACCGTGTATAATACTTAGTATAAAATCAATTAATATAAATAATCAGCAATATGGGAGAATCCTATGAGTTTAACGATTAAAGGTGACCCATCTGGCATTGATGTATCAGAGTTTACGGATATTGTCGATACCTATGATGGCAAAAATGCGTTCATTAAGGATGTACTTTATCGGGTAGAGGCTAAGGGTTCTGTCACTGTTAAGCAGATTGAGGCAGTGGTCAAGGTATTCAAATCTGACCAGTCATATATAGAGAAGAATAAGGAACGCCTTGAAAGAATGGTTCCTATGAAAGAAGGTAGGAATGAAGTTGTTGGTACCGTAGTTTCTATGAAGGAATACGAGAACCGATTCACTGGTGGTTATGACTTTAAGATGCTCATTGAGGATTTCAAAGGCTATCGAGTGTTTGGTTCTGTACCAAAATTCTTCCAAGACAAAGATGTTAAGGTTGGGGATTTCGTTAAATTTAGTGCGAAACTTCGCCAAAAAGAATTAGGTTTTGGATTCTATTCGTATCCAAAAGAGGGTGTTTTTGTTGATGGTGAAACTGCTCAAATCACAAAAGAAGCAATTGAGAAGTTGAAGCCAGCACCGAAGACTCCAGAGGAAATCATACAAAAGGAGGTGCAGGTTAAAAAAGAATTGTATCAACGTGAGTTGATGGACTTCCTTTCTGCATAACGAGATGCAACCATTAGGTAAAGAAAAACAAAATGCTCTTAGTCGTTCTTGGACTAAAGCAATGCGTAAGGCTGGTAAAGCCAAGGGCAGACGAGATAATAAAAAGAAGGAGACACAAACTCCTCAATAATGGTGTTGACACGGGCAATGGGGGAAGTCCTGTTTGAGATACTATCGAAAGGGTAAAGAGAAAGTCAAATTGACGTGGAAACTTTAACCGCAGAACCCACTTATTCAACCTACAATATGGAAGATTATATATGAGTTGTAAACATAAAGAACCACATACCCATCTGCCACTTTGGCTAGTAAAAGTAACCTGGCTCGATGCCGCAACCTATAATAATGGTTGGCACGAACTAGATGACCTGCCTATTGAAAACGACTTCTTTGAAACATATGGAATACAATTTCTAGAAGATGACCTCTGTATCTACCTCACTGATACAATCCGACCTGATTTCTGCGTAGGTGCTATACACCAACTCCCTAAGGGTATGATAAAATCCATCACCAAAATCAAGAAGATTAAAGACCTTTGGGGATATGAAAAGAAGGCCAAGGACGAATTAGCCACTATTATACCCGCAAAAGAAACTGCAAAAAAAGTGAAAAAAGGTGATAAAAGGGGTTGACATTGGGCTGGAATAGTGTATAATATACTTATGATGAAAGAAAATAGAAGGAAAAATATGATAATATACTTAGATATGGATGGAGTAATAGCAGATTTCTTCAGCGGATTAGCGAAGAAACACGGCAAAAGCCACTGGAAAGAAATTGACGATGTTGAGGTTAAAATTGACAATCTCAAGGGTACAGATTTCTTTAATACTCTAGACTTATATCCAACTTCAACTGCTCTAGTTGATTTTGTAAAAGAACTCGCTGGTGATGATTGGGGCATTTGCTCTTCTCCTCTACGAGGCGACTTCAAAAACTCTGCTTTTTGGAAAGCAGAATGGTTAGAGAAGTTTGGGTTTACCCCACCTAAAAAAGAGAACTTAAAGTTCTCCACAAACAAACCTGTTTATGCTACTAATAAAGCGGGTGTTCCTAATATCTTGATTGACGATAAACCTGAAAATGTTGAGCGTTGGATTGCGAAAGGCGGTATAGGTATTCGTTACCAAGCGAATGAAGATAGCCTAGATGACTTGAAAAAGATGTTGTCTATGAATGTTGAAATGAGCCAAATGCTTGCAACAGTGTGAATCGAGTAGTTTTAAAAAATCAAAAATAAGTACCTAGGGATGATAAATATCATCCCTTTAATTGTGTAAAAAGTTTGACTATACCAGAAGAAAGTGATATAATAACTATATGATGAAATTAAATAAAGACGTTACAAAGATTTTAGAGTGGTTATCTACTCTAATTGTGGTTACTGGAGTGTTCTTGAATTCTCTAGGGTATTACCCAGAAGGACCTATCATTATGACGATAGGAAGTATCTTTTGGATTATCGTTGGGTTACGTTGGAAGACACCTTCGATTATTATTACAAATACAGTAATTTTCATATTGTCCTCTACTGGACTTATGTATACTTACTTAGGATAAAGGAGTAAATTTTTGATGGTCAAGTTTCTAGCAACAACAACTTTTATAGGTATGTTAGGATGGGGTGTCATTGCTAATGGTGGTGTAAAAGCCACTCAAGCAAGCATTCAAAGTCTTTGGCAACCCGAAGAAAAGATTGTTATATTTGTTAAGAGTATGGAGAATTACCCACTTCTAATGGGTCGTGTTACGCTGAATGAATATGATGACGTTGGTCATATTGCCGCAGGATATGGAACAAGAGCATATCTAATTACAGTTCAAACCGAAGAAGAAGCCTCACGAGTGATGAAGATAAAATTGCAAGAGGCTAATATGTTCATCGATAGACTTGTAAAAGTACCATTAAAAAAGCACGAACGGGATGCCTTAGTGTCTCTAGTGTATAATGTTGGACCGACTAGGTTCAGTAAATCAAGAGCCTTAAAGTGCCTAAATAAAGGTGATATGAAATGTTTCTTAGAACAATCATTTCACCATAAAAAGGGATTTGTTAGGGTACGTAATAAGATACACAAAGGACTAGTAGCAAGACGGGCCCTAGAAAGTAATATTTTCCAGAACGGAGACGAAATGGGTTTCTACTGGATTAATCTGAACCCGAGTGGACATTTAACAGACTAGGAGTTATTATGTGGTATTATAAGTGTGAGGCTGGACAGTATATGGAAGATACATTGTGTCGATTACTCACCGTGATAATTAAGCATCGGTTTCAACATCTAATTAAAGGCGAAGGTTTTAAAGATTAGGGTTGACACGCATCATTTTTTAGTGTATAATGTATATTAAATGAGAATGAGATGTATATCTGTATATGCAACGCGGTCAAAGAAGGTGACAAAGAACGATACCATCTAATTGGCACAAATTGTGGAAGATGTATGATTGATAATATTAATGAGAAGGATGATAAAATTATGGCAGAGGATAAAAAGCGAAAAGTCGAAGTAGAAGAGTCAGCAGGTTACGATAACTATTTGGGCGAAGTCGATGATTCCTCGCTACCAACTACCCTTGATGGCTTTATGGGTGGTGAGAAAATCAATACAGAAGTTGATATTGATTCTTGGCGTGCCCATTGGAAACAAATGCCCTCTTTTACTCAAGAAGAGAATAAGGCTTTCAAGCAAATTATTATGTCCTTCAGAACGAAGGAAGACTACGAAGAATTTCAAGTCAAACTTGGTCAGCGAATGACTGTAAAAACCAAGTCTGCTTGGTATCCCCACCTTGATGTAACCGCTAATTCATTACTCCGTTGGATGGAGGACGAGAATAATGATTGAGCGAATCTACATTCCAACAGTTCGCAGGACCGATAACCAAATTACATTTAACAATCTTCCCGATGAATTAAAGGAAAGAGTTGTTATGGTTGTCGAACCTGCGGAACGACACCTCTATAATTATGATTGCGAGTATCTCGAAATCCCAGAGAAGATTGTTGGTACTTGGACTCAATTAGCAGAGACCCGTTTGTTTATCCATAAACACGCTGGCAAAATCAAATATTGTGTTGCAGATGATGACCTTATTATCAGACGAAGGAACGCTAAGTATTGGACTGGAAAGTCTAATATGGAGAAGTCCAAGCAAACTGCTACTAAAGACGAAATTCTAGATATGTTTGATACGTTCAGTAACTGGTTCGATGAACCAGATATTGGTATTGCAGGATGCTCTGATTGTTGGGCACCACCAGCGGCTACAGAATATGTAGATACAAAGGGCATATATTCTATCGTGTTCTATGATGGAAGAATGATATCGAAGGTGATTGATGATATAGATATTACCTCATTACGTATTGCAGAAGATGTTCTTTTTCTTTACGAGTGCCTAAGTCGAGGTATCAACACCAGACAGTCAACCGAATGGATATACGACAACAAATCAATGACTGATAAAGACCTCCAAGACACACGGGTAGTATGGACAGGTATGTTCGATGGAGATTCTTCTGAGAAGATTAAAAATTACTACCAGAGTGACGAACATTATAAAGCAATGAAATTTATTCAAAACAAATTCCCTCACGGAATGAAGATTTTTGAGAAGGATGGGAAATTGAAAAATACCAAGTACTGGAAAAAAGTTTATAAACCATTGGAATCTACAACTGATTCCTCATTAAGTGACTTTATGTGACGAAAGGAATATATGTTCAGAATGTGGATGGCCATAATATTAACAGTAGCACTATTATTCGTATTTGCAACAATGGGACCGCACTATACATTGCCAGACGAGGCTTTTGTTGGAAATAAAATCTTAGAAAAATAGGGGCCTAATGGATGAAAATAGATTTTACATTAAACGCCCAGACCATTTAACTAAATGGTTAAAAGAACAAGCAAATGGCTGGGTGCAAGAACAAGTAGACGAGCATTTTGAATGTGAGAATTCAGACGATTTGCCTGAAGAGTATATGCAACAAGTTTTAGACGAGTGGAGTAATCAAGAAATAATATTCCACTTGAGAATTATAAATGAGAAGCCCAGTGACGATTACTTCTCAGCGGCACTATTAAACATCATACGCCGTTGGGAGATTAAAAACGATACTATGATAAGGGAGATTTAAATGAGTACAATTATCAATTTTTTGTCTGGTTTAGTCTTAATAACTTGTTTATCATTTGGTGGTTTGTTGATGTATGATACCTATCAAGGTAGAACATTAGCGGCCAGTTTAGCAGAAGCAATTTTAGGAGATGTTATGAAATTAAAGGAGTCAACGTGCAAGCAGTAACAAAACACGACCCGCAGTATCCACTTTACACAATTAGTAAAGGTCGGGCTGATTCTATGATAACGTCAAAGTCGTTGTCAAGAATGAAGATACACCACTATATCGCCATAGAGCCTCAAGACGAAGAACCGTATGAAAGGGCTCTTGTTAAATTTGGATTAAGTGACTATGCCACGTTACTAATTCTACCATTCTCTAATCACGGAGATGGTCCAGGTCGAGCGAGAAATTGGTGTTGGGACCATTCAAAAGATATTTTGAAGACAGAATGGCATTGGGTTATGGATGATAACATTGCTGATTTTTATCGACTTCAAAAGAACTTTAGATATCGTGTTGAAAATGGAGCACTGTTTAGGTCGTGTGAAGATTTCTGTAATAGGTACAGTAACGTCAAGATGGCAGGTCTTCAGTATAGGTTCTTTATAGCACCTAATCAGAAGTATCCACCCTATGTAACTAACACTCGAATCTATTCTTGTAATTTAATCAAGAATGATGGTGTCCATAGATGGCGTGGTCGATATAACGAAGATACCGATTTATCGCTGAGGATACTGAAAGATGGGCATTGCACAATTCAGTTCAATCATTTTCTACAAGGAAAATGTGCTACTCAAACAGTTTCTGGTGGTAATACAGAAGAGTTTTATCACGCAGAGGCGACTGATAACGAAGCATTCAAAGACACTGGATACAATGCTGAGGGAACTATCAAGAAGAGCCAAATGCTCGTGGATATGCACCCAGACGTTTGTAGAATAGTTTGGAAGTATGGAAGATGGCATCATTATTGTGACTATGGTCCGTTCAAAAAGAACAAGTTGATATACAAGCCAGAGTACGCAAATGGTGATTTAATTGCAAAAGGTGATAACAACTACGGATTGAAATTGACATCCACCACCAAGCAAGGAGTACGTGTATGAAGAAAATAGGATTTACTTGCTCTTCGTTTGATTTGCTTCACGCAGGGCATATTGCTATGTTGAGAGAATCCAAAGAAAATTGTGAGTGGTTGATAGTCGGACTGAATGTTAATCCAGTCAATAAATCTCCTCTCCAATCAGTGGTCGAAAGGTTCACTCAACTGAGTGCCGTCAAATATGTAGACGAAATCGTGCCATATAATACTGAGGAAGAGTTGATAGATTTGATTCAGTTGTACCGAGTTGATATAAGATTTATCGGTGAGGACTATAGAGATAAGCCGTTCACTGGAGACACATTGGAAGGCATCGAGGTGTTTTATAACAGGAGAGACCATAGATTCAGTTCTTCTGGCCTGAAAAAAAGAGCAAAAGAATCTGATATAATTGGGAAATTACCTGCGTAGTATTTGTAGTTGGGAATGGTCAAATATAAATAGTTGACAGCCTCGAGATTACAGTGTATAATACTAACTGAGTCAAAATAGCAGTCCTGAAAAATGGGAATATTAATTAATATGGGTATCAATACACAGATATCCTTTATGGGTTTATGGAGTTGAAATGGTCGGAATAAGTGAGAATCAAGTAAGGAAAAGAGATGGGACGTTAGAACTCCTAGATTATGATAAGATACACAAGATGTTGGAATGGTGTTCCAACGGACTTAACGTATCGGTATCAGATACAGCGATATCGGCACAAATCAAGATTGTCAATAAGATTTCTAGCCACGACATTCAGCAAACCTTAATTAAATCCGCGGCGGAAAAGATTTCGCCAGAGACACCTGACTATGATATTTTTGCTGGAAGATTGCTTGTTACAAATATGCGTAAACAGGTATATAATAGTATCGCTCCTACTCCGTTTCTGGAGTATATCAAAGGACACGTAGAACGAAAGTTATACTCACCAGAGATTTTGGAAAAGTATACTGAAGAAGAGATTACACAATTAGGTACTCATTTGGATTATGAAAATGATATGCACAGAGGATATGCCTCAGTCGTTCAATTAGAATCCAAGTATCTCATTAAAGACGTAAAGGATGACAGGCTAGTTGAAATGCCTCAAGAAACCTTTATGATTATCCCTATGGTTATCTTTGCAGATGAAGGAAAGAATAGGGCACAATTAGTTATAGATTTTTATACAGCATTAAAGAATGATGAGATGAGTTTGCCTACTCCAGTTATTTCTGGTGTTCGTACTCAACTCAAAATGTTTAGTTCGTGTTGTAAGATTAAGATGGGTGACAATGCAGAATCAATTCTTGCGGCTGAGTATGCCACAAGTTTGATGACAAGTCAGAGGGCTGGTATTGGAATTGATATGGGTCCAGTTCGTGGTGTTTTGGCGCCAGTTAAAAATAATACTGTAAAGCACACTGGTGCATTACCAATTCTTAAAGCAATTGAAAGTGTATCTAAGCAGTTTACACAAAATTCATTGAGGACTGGTGCTACTGTAGTTAACTATCCTATTTTTAATTGGGAGATTATGGATGTCCTTGAGTACAAGAACAATCAAGGCTCTAACACTACACGAGCAAGGTTCATTGATTATTCAATTGGAGTTACGAGTTTATTCATTGAGCGATTGATGAAGAAAGAAGATTTCACGTTGTTCTCTGCGGATGAAGTTCCAGAATTGTTCGAGCATTATGGAGACAGTAGAAACTTTGATGCCGCTTATCTAAGATATGAACACAAACGAGGAATACGAAAGAAAACTGTACCAGCAGTTGAAATCTTTAATAAACTGATTAAGGAACGAGTAGGTACAGGTCGAATTTATATTCATTTTATTGATAACATTAACCGACAAGGTATGTTCAAAGAGCCTGTCACACAGACTAATCTTTGTTCTGAGATATTCTTGCCAACTAAAGCAATGACATTTGAGGGACTTAAACGTACCAAAAAAGAAGCCATTGCCGACTATGATACAGAAAATGGAATGATTTCATTATGTATTCTTGGTTGTATTAACTTTGGTAAGTTGGCAAACATTACAAGGTTGGATGCGTTGACCGCATTAATGGTTCGATTCTTGGATAATCTAATTGATATTCAAGAGTACCCATTGGATGCCGCTGAGTACCCAACTAGAGCATATCGATTCTTAGGAATTGGTATCAGTGATTTCGCCCATTTCTTAGCAAAGAATGAGGCACGACTGGGAACATTAAAGTCCCTTGAACTATCACACAAATGGGCAGAGAGATTTCAATATGGACTTATTAAAGCGAGTATGGAACTGGCTAAAGAACGTGGTCCCTGCGAAGCATTTCAACTGAGTAAATATTCAGAAGTTAAACTACCAATCGACACTTATAATAGAAACGTGGATAAAATCTACGAGAATAAATTGTTGTGTGATTGGGAACGATTAAGGACACAGATTAAGAAACACGGAATGCGACATACTACGTTGTCTGCTATTCCACCTACGGCATCAAGTTCGCTTGTGTCCAATTCGACACAGGGTATTGACCCAATTCAGTCTGTTACAGATACGTTTGAGTCTGCCGCATATACAGTTAAATCTCTTGTTCCTGATTGGGAAAAAGAGCCATTCTATATGAAAGCGTGGGAGTTTCCGAATAACGACAGTTCTGATTACATCAAATTGATGGCAATACTTCAGAAATTTATAGACCAAGGAATGAGCGTCAATCAATGGTATGATTTGACGAAAATTGAAGGGAAGGTACTTGATGCAAATCGAGTCAAGAGGGATATCCTAACAGCGTATAAGTACGGACTAAAAAGTCTATATTACATTCGCTCTAAAGATAAAGAGAATACGAGTGAACAATTACATAAACAAGAGGCTACGGATGATATTCCAATTGAGGAAGATGGATGCGAAAGCGGTGCGTGTGCTATATAACGGAGAACTAATATGAGTAAAATATTCGACTTGGGAGAAACCATTAACAGTAAGAAGACTAGACTGTTTTTTGGTAAAGGTTCCAATCGTAGAAACATCCAAACTTATCACGACCCAAAATACAAGTGGATTTTAGATTTCGCTGAAGAACTTAGGGCGATGGGTAATTGGAGTAAGAACGAGATTGACCTCTCGAAAGAAAAACGAGACTTTGATGGTCTTGATGATGCTGGAAGGCATATCTTTGAAGCGGGTCTTAAATTCGCAATCACATTGGATTCTTGTGCAGGACGAGCCCCTTTAGAGTTATTTAACAAGGGTGGAATATCTAACAATCCTGAGTGGGAACTCTATCTAACAAATCACCAGAATAACGAATTACTGCACAGTGAATCCTATACAGAAATGGTTAGGGCAGTATATAATGATGTAGATGATTTCATCGACTCAATTATATCAGACAAGTATATCCAAAACAGAGCCACTAGTATTCTTAGTGCGTTTGATTGGTCTACGGAAGTGTGTGAGAAAAACGAAGCAAATTTGACAGCGAAGAACAATGGAATGCCAAAACCATACCCAGAAGTTAATGAGAAAATGCTGAAGACGGCAGTTTATAAATCTGCATTGACTATCAATATGTTTGAAGGAATTAGGTTCTTTGCTACGTTTGTGACGAACTGGAGTTTCTCTGAGCAACCTGTTAAATTGATGCAGGGTTGTAGTAATATCTTCAAGTTGATTGCACGAGATGAAATGATTCACCTTGATGTATTCCAAAGGGTATTGATGATGATGAGGAATGAAAAGTCAGAAGGATTCCAAGAGATTGTTGAAGAACTCGAAGAAGAAACTTATCAGATGTTTAAAACCTCGTATGACGAAGAGATTGAATGGATTGATTATCTATTCTCTAAAGGTACTCCATTAATTGGTATGAATGATACTATTCTGAAACAATATATGGATTACATTTTTGCCATACGTATGAAGAATATAGGCTTGGACCCACAGAAAATTGGAATAGAATCAAGCCCATATAACCCCGTTCCTTGGGTTGATAATTATCTTGATTCGCAACATATTAAATCAGCACCTCAAGAGATTGAGAGTGTGAACTATGTTGCCGCAATCGATAACAGCAAGGACGTGGATTTTGCAATGGATGACTTATAGAAAGGTAATTATGTGATGTTTGGGATGAAAAAATTGCGTGAGAAGTTTAAAATCAAAACTTGGAAGGCAGAGTATGAGTATGAAAGGGTCAGAGCGGATTCTAACGAAGCAAAATTGAATTATTTGTTATCGGGAATCAATGATGTGGTTAAAAAAATAGATGATAATGGAGCAGTAAGATGGGAAAAGAACAGCAGTATGTTTTAAAGCCAATAGGCGACCAAATAGCACTCATCCGAGATGAGATTGTAGAGAAGACCGAGAGTGGTATTATACTACAAGAAGGTCGTAGAGTTGTTCCAGGTTCTGGAACAGTGTTCGCTATTGGTAGTTATGTAGAAGAGGTCAAAGAGGGAGATAGAGTTTATTTCTCTGCTATGGCTGTAGCGAAAGCGGGTAGGACAATCGAAGTCGAAGGTCAAGAATTCCTCATTATAAAAGAAGAAGACTTGTACTGTACGGTGACTCCTACTGTCAAACTACCTGAATTATCCTTGGTACCAAGCGAGGAGTACGAACCTTAATAGGAGTTCAGTTATGTGGTCTACATTAATAGGATTTTTTAAGAAAATGAATTATGTTAAAGGCGTAACGAAATATAGTAAAGATTCTAAATGGGACGGATATCAACATCTTGACAAAGAACGTATGGCGGTGAGAGCCGAGAATCGTAACGGTACTCAGGAGTGGTTAAGAAAAGATAGACTTGACAGGTCTATCAATAAGTAGTATAATAGTACCATACTTAATAATCTTGTAAATAGTGAGTGTTATGGATAAGAAACCAGAGGACTTGAAGTATGGCATTACGATGGAAGATATTGAGGACGCATTCCTCAAAGGAACAGAAGCAGAAATATTAGAAAAAGCGACTGATTTGCTAGATGATACACAAAATCACTTCAAAAGACAGTCCAAAACCTTAGATGTCTGCTTCAACCTAGAAATAGTGAAAATAATGCTAAAAAAGTGCAAAAAAGGGTTGACAACGAGTACAGGATAGTGTATAATGTACTTATAAATGATGATAAGGAGTGTTAAATGGTAAAAATAAAGACAATTAAGACAGTTCTAGCGACTTCACTTTTAGCGATATCGAGTTTTGCCCACGCTAATATTGTTCCAGTAGCAACTGAGAAAATAAAGAAAATCAAGCCACTGTATGCACTTGCATTAGTGATGTTCGCTGGCACAGTTCTTTATGCAAATAATGCCCACGCTGAAGCAGGTAATGGGATTATTTCTTACCACGACACTGCACAAGTGATGAATGTTGAAGCAGTATACCGAACAATATATCAAGATGATGGCACAACACACTGTCATACACATTCGGGTAATTATGAAATCGAGGGTGATGGCAATCCTAATAACGAGATTATCGGTGCGATTATCGGTGGTGTTCTAGGCAATCAGATTGCGAAGAACAAGTCCCACAGAGGACCTGCTACGGTAATTGGTGCAATAGGTGGTGCTGTAATTGGCTCTAGCCAAGACAAAAATCGAGTAGGAACGTCTACTCATACTGTATGTGACAAAAACTATAACACAATCAAGCGAGAAGAAGTCTGGTTTTATAGAGTAACATACAATCTTAATGGTCAAAGGTTCGTTATGGACCATAAACGTAGACCCCAATTTAACGAAAGAAAGGTGTTAATAAAAATTCAAGTATTAGGTCGATAACCACTTGACAAGGACCTAATTTTCGTGTATACTTTAGACTTAATGGAGATATATCTTGAAACGAACAAGAGCAGAAGAAAAAGCAGTCCAAATGGAGTCTGTAAAATCAAAATTAGACGAGTTAAAAGATAGAAAAATGACACCAAAGAAAGCAAATTTAGTAAAGCATTTAAAGAATTTGAAGAAATGGAATGAAAGAAAGAGCCACGCAGTAAAGCGAGGTAAAACACAAAAAATTGTAGTTCCGATTGAAGTATTGGAAAGTGAGGTAGAGTGACAGATTATAGCAAAGAAATGATTGCAAAGGCAGAGATTTTCGCAGGAAAAGCCCACGAAGGGCAAATGCGTAAGGGTGGTAATGATGTCCCGTATATCGCTCACCCTATCGCTGTAGCAAGCATTTTAAAGGCAAATAATGCGACTACTGAAGCAGTTCTAGGTGGACTGCTTCACGATGTTGTAGAAGACACTCCAGTGACGTTAAAAGAGATTGGAGATGCTTTTGGACTCGGTGTACAGAATTTAGTCGAATATGTGACAGAAGAGAAGACCAGCGATGGTGAGAGACTCCCTTGGAGAGACAGAAAAGTCGCATATCTTGAAATGATTGGAAAAGCACCATATGATGCAGTTCTAATTGCCGCAGCCGATAAAGTTGCAAATGCTCGTGATATGGTTACTGATTACCAAGTGCTTGGTGAGGAGTTGTGGAATATATTCAATGCTGATAAAGAAAATCAGTTTTGGTATTACACCACTTTAATTAGCATATTTGAGATAAGAAGCATTCCACCAGGAATGATACTTGAATTGAAGGATGCCTTGCGTATTCTCCATAACGAATATGTATAAATAGAGTTGTAGCATCGTTATAGTGTTACAGGTACTTAATTTCCAATAATTACACAAGGAGATTTTAATCAATGGGTATGAATAAATGTTGTTATAAATGGATGTTTATGATGACAATGATTGGTATTTTATTTGGTAGGTACGTCTGCACGTAGGTGCAAATATAACGTATTAATGAGGTTATAACAGCGTAAATTTAATTTACTAGTTATTTAAGACACGGGTGCAAATCCCGTCACCTCCACCATAAGAATCCTTGTTTTAGTATGCCTGTCCGACAAGTACAGCGTCCGGGCCACGTATGACTACTAGAATGAGGATTTTTATGATGGGGGTGTACTAGGATTCGATTAGATAGTGTGGTAAATTATTCGCTCGACAACGTATACAAATGTCGCAAACTTTGTATAAATAAATGTAACTGTAGATTCAGAGACA